AAAGAATTGTAAGTCCATTGCATAATCTTTTATATTAAAGCTATCAGGATAATTGATCTCGCCATCAAACTCTACATTTTGAAATTGGGCATATAATCTAAATAATTGTTCTTCAGCTATTTCTAAGTTATCAGCTTTCTCAGATAGTCTAGCATTTAACAATTCAAATTCTGTTTGGAGTGCTATACCTGATGAAACTTGTTGTTTGGTAGTTCTAATAGCTCCTGTGTGGGCAATCCTATTAATAGCTTCTACTTTGTGTTTAATTGAATCCATAATAGCATTTAAGTTAGCTCCTGATGGTTGTAGTAAATATGGTTTTAAGTTTGGTTCTATTTCTTCAGGCATTTCAATTACCGCACCAGCTCCAGCACTTGCATTCACACTTGGAGTTTTAACAAGGCTTGGATGGTTTGTTAATCTAATTAATTGTTCTATTTCTGAATACTCGTTATAAATTGCCTTTTGCAAATCTGCTATATCAGTCAGATCGGAAATTCCTATACCCCTCTTATGGCTTTTGGAATTATATAAAATAACTGCTGGTATTTTTCCGATCTGGTTCTCGGCAGTATCTATTAGAGAAGGCTCCTCATTGTCTTTTTGGTATATCGTATCAATTCGATCAGGATACCATATTCTAAAATATGTTCCTCCCTCCTTATCAACCTCTTCTCGTATTTTTAAATAATCAAGATAATATTTACCATTAACCTCTCGTTTAAAATTCCAATCCAAAGCATTTTCTGGAGTTACTATTGAAACATAAGGTCGTATATCTTGATTTAGTTCCTCTGCCCTTGTTCTTGTTTGTATTGGTGGTTTGTCTAATATCATAAAGCAATGACCATAGATAGATGCATAGTTTTGAGCTTGTTTTACAACAGAGTTAAAACTATTACCTTCAAGGTCTGCGTCTTTTAAGAATGATTCTAAACTTGGTTCATCTGCCATAGATCCAAAATTTCTAGATGGCTTTACTCTAAAAAGAAACGATGAGTATATTTGTATAATATTTCTGCAATGATTATCGCAAGGAGTATTAGCAAGTCTTTGATTAAACTCGTTATCAAGTTCTAAGTTATAACGATTTAAGTATTGGCCCAAAGTATAATCATATCCACCATTATAAGAACGAATATAATACTCAAAATTGTTAACGGTCTCTTTGTAATCTTTATGAGTATCTAGTGCCTGATCTTTTGTATATGCCATGCCTTCCTTCTTTTACATTCCATCGTTGCGGAGTACTAATTGGACTTCTGATAGTTAAAGGTTTCACATAATCGACTAGATAACCAACCGCATCGTTCATGTGATCAAAACCCTCCTCCTTGTCAGGAACATTAGTATTTTCCTTATATACTTGTCGTTGTAAACCTTTTAATATAGTTTTACAAGAATTGCTAACAAAAATATGCCTCTGCCCATTAGAATCTTTTAATCTTGAGTTTACATTATTAACTCTATCTCTTACTGCACTATGCTTTAGTTTTGCTTTTACGTTGAACCCAGCATTTTGCAAAATAGATAAGTCGGTTTTACCTCCAGCAGATGTTTTTCGTTGTCTACAAGCTGGATCAGGGTAAATGAATATTGGTATTTTAGATCCATATCTATCTCTTATTTCCTGGCACATTTCGTCAGTATTAGAGCCATAAATTACAATCTCATCTACAAAGTATATTTTATCTTTTTCAATATGAGAAACACAAGCTGACATTGGATCTACGTTGAAGTCTAAACCTATGTGTAAAGGTCTATTAAAATCTAATTGTTTTTCAACAACACTTTCTACAGGATGGAAGTTATAATATACTTGCCCAGCATAATTTTCAAAAGTTCCCTCAAACTCCTGTCTAAAGGTTCTAATATCAATATCTTGTTTAGCTTGATCTAATTCTTCTTTTGATACCATTCCACCTTGCAGAGTCGTATATTGAAAACTATCCCATTCTCTTGGATCTTGTGATCCTTTTAAAAACATTTCATATGACCAATTACCAAAGCCACGAGGAGTACCGCACATAAGTACTCGGCCTTTAGTATCAGAAACTGAGGCCCTTAAAACCTCAAACCAAGTACGTTTATCTATATCAGCAAATTCATCTAATACTAAAAAATTTATACCACTGCCACGTAATGCATCAAAGTTTTCAGCTCCTTTCAATGCAATAATACTATTTGTTTTTCTAATTCTAATTGTAAGAGTTGTTTCGTTTATATCCTCAATCCAATTATATTTAGAAAGCATTTGTTTTAAATCACTCCAGCAAATCTCTTTAGCCATTTTAAAGGTGGGAGCTACATACCAAATAACCTGATTAGGTAAAGAGGCTTGTTTCATCATTTCTATTATAGTTAAATAGGTTTTACCAAACCTTCTGCCTGATATTAAAACTCTAAACCTTTTATTTGACGATGATACTTGATATTGTGGTTTTGTTAGATTGACCTTCATTACATCCAAACTTTATATAGATATTAAATTTATTAACATCTTCTCTACCTAATTCAATTATTTTATCATAAGCCTTTGTATAACCATCTAACATACAACTATAACCATCTTCATATGTATTATCAAATCTGTGGGGTGGCATACAGGTTGTTTTACCTTCAACAAAAGCACACATAATCATAGTTAAGACAAATTCCATTTACTTTTTCCTTTTGTATTTGCGATGGGTTTGAACTCGCCAAGTCCAATGGAATATTGCCCTTGTAATACTTTCTATTCTTTTTAATACCCAATCTATCATTATAAATACTCATAAATTATTCTATTATCCTTAATATTTTCTTTTGGCCCATATATATTTCTGTTTCAGCTTTTACTTTTTTACAAGTAAAAACAACCCTTTCAGGATTAACTTCTCGTTCTGCAATCCTTTTTGACTTTAAACAATCGCTGAGTTTATCTTTATAAACATGCTCTATTACAGATCCATTCAACGATAATATTAAAGCTACAACAACCTCAATCATAATACTTTGCCTTTGTTTATACCTTCCTTAATAACATACTTGTGTGTTCCATTACCATTAATATTAACTTCTTTTTTATTTTTTTGTAATATTTTTGTAAGTCTATCTTTTTGTATTTGCCTTATAAAATCTATAAATTGTCTGTTAAGTCTTTCCATTGGCCCTTACCTTATCTTTTACAATTTCTAACTGCTCCATAATTTTTTCTACATCCTTTTGCAATCTTTGTATGTTAACTTTATTATGCATCATAGACTCCATCTGCTCTTGTATTTTTTCAACATCTTTTACTAAGTCCTCGATAAGGAGGAACTGCTCCGAGTCCGCTGGTAAAGAACCAAGCTCACCTAAAGGCCATTTGATTCTAAACTCAGTATTCATTTCTATATCCTTCGAGTTTAGTTTGTTTTGAGTCTCTAATACATTGATACGTTCTATAACACCAAAACCAAACCAAGCACCAACCAAACATGCACCTATAATAGTGATTAAGTTTCTAGCTGGTAATTGAATGCCTGTATTATCTGATAGAGCTAATTTTTTCATTTCTTTTTTCTTCCCATATAATAATCACCAGGTTCATAGTTCCACCGCTTTCCATGATGACCTCGTATATCAGCATATTTCATTCTAACTTTTACTATAAGTTTTCTTAACCAAAGGCTCATATATTAAAACCTTTCCGCCAAGCCTTCATGCTCCAAAAAGCGGCACTTAAGGACTTTTGGCCTTTTACCTTTGCAAGTATAGGTCTAAACCTCGCAAAAAACATACGTTGCCTTACAGGATTATTTTTTTTTATAGAAAGGTTGGGATCGCCAAATCTAACAACATTTACTTTGCCTGTCCTTTTGTTACGAACATAAACACCAAACTTTTTAGACTTTCCAGGAGTTCTAAAAGGTTTATTTAATTTAACTGATCTGCCTTTGAATTTTGCCATAGAAAATAAATATCATTTATTATCTACAAATGCACCCAAAAAGATAACCGCTACCATCATTCATCACGTGGAGGTTAATACTATCTACATATCCTGTTAGTTTGAGTCTTAAAATATCGCAAACGTCAAAACAAGTAGCTTCACTTATAATCTCTATACCTTTTAAAATATCTTTTGTTACAGGGATTAATTGATAAACACCATCATTTAATATTATTAGTTCCATTATCGACCCTGACCTCTGTATCGTTTTCTTTTAAACTCTTTTGTATGTTTGTTGGGTTTTTTTATATGTCTACCAGGTCTTTTTTTTCTAGTTCGTTTATGATAAGTGTTGACACCAAAAGTATTTTTTTTAGCCATCTACAATCTCAGCATCTGCCTCTATAATTAATGGAAGAGGCTCGGTTATAGTTTCATTTACAGATCGTTCCTTCATACCGAGTTCATTCTTCGATAACCATATTTGCATATGAGTATTGTCCTTTTTAATAGCTTTATCCCACATTTTTTTTCTCAAACTAGCTTTGCCCTTGTT